TACAGCCTTCTTCTTTACCTGCTTCACTGGCTTAGACGGCTCCTGCTTAGGCTGTGGCTCTGGCTCAGACTCCTCTGGAGTAGGCTGTGGCTGTGGTCCTGGATTAGGCTCTGGAGTCGGTGGTGTCTCCGGCTCAGTTGGCTGCGGACGGTTATCACCGTTACCGTTGCCGCCGCTGTCCTGGCTAACGAATTGATAGCGTGAGCCCTGCGTGGTCTCGCGGCTCTTTAGTTGAATAGAGTTCGAAGTCGTCTCCGTGCCTTCTGTCTCGTAGTACATGAAGTATTGGTTGCCCTGGAAGTCAACGCTCGACAAGTTCCACGTGAACGTATTGCCGTTAATGGTTGGCTCGGGAACGTTAACGCGAACCCAGCTTGCGGGGTCAATGTTGCTGTATGCATCCATGTGGACACGGTACAAACGGAATGAGCCAGGAATAATGCGTGTGCCTTCTTGCGCGGTATCCTCTAGTACAACGTTAGTGAGGTTATCCGCCGCGTGGTTCAGCCTTACCGACCACTCGACCGTGCCATGGTCGGTTTTGACGCCCCATTTGGCAATGACTTCGTGCTGAATGATGCCGTAGTGTTTTGTCTCGAAGCTGGTTTCAACTACCTGCCCCGTTGCTTCATCGATAAGCTTTAGCGTGGTAGTGCCTGCCGCTGCGTTTGCTTTGACGTGTGCTGCAAGCCAAAGCGTACCTTGTACATGGTCTTTGCCTTCGACCCAAGACGTGTAAGTGATCGTGACTCGCCCGGGTGTAACTTGCGCGGTTGCCATAACTTTGCCATCCGGCGCATAGATGTTAAAACTTGCTGCGTTTGTTGCGGGGAAGTCGAGGATGTCGGGAATACCCAGCGAGAATGTATCGCCCTCGTGAACTTCGCCCGTTGCACTCCAAGAAGCCGTCAAGTAGATGTCTTGGTTCGTGAATGCCGAGGTTAAGTCCTGCTTGTTCTTGTCGGTAACTCTAAAGCTGGTGATTGTGGTTGGTACCGTCTGCGCTTGTGCGAGAGCTGGCACGCATACCAACACCGCAAAGACAGCAACAGCCAGCCATTGAAGAAGTTTCTTCATGGTTTGCCTTTCTATTTGGTTGTGATAAATGGGGAATTAAAAATAAATAAAAATTTAGTCGCTAAAAGCAAAAGCAATACCAGCGAGAATGCAAAAAACTAGAACAATAATATCTGCAGCACCCATATGGACCTCCTTCCTATTTGTAAGGTTGCTTATAAGAGTTTTTCAAGGGTCTCTTTAAGCGAGTTATAAAGGCCATAAGTAATCTTGTTTTCACTGAGATTAACCACATGTATTCCACAGGCAAGTGCAACATCACTCTCAAGTCTTGCTCCACGAGAGGCATTCCAACCAGGCAGCAGTACTACTGTGTCGTAATTAGTAATTTCTGAAAGGCATCGATGCATTGCCTGTTCCCAGCTAGAACTTGCAGGAATCTGCGCAGCGGGGTTATAGATCTGCTCAGCATCGTCAAGCGCGGCAAGCTCTTCAACAAACATAAACAAGCCTTTGTAATTCTTCACGTTAGTAATTGGTCCAGAAAGGTACACTCGTTTGCCCTTAATAGCAGAGCCGAGACATTCACTATTGCTCAAATATGCCAGTAAGGCATAACGCTTGATGAGGTCCACAGCTTTCTCAACAGAATCCATTACTACTCCTTAATTCTTAGCTTGTATCTATTTCTGTTTGCTCACTCTCGCTCCCCTCTCTTTGCAGCTCTTGCGCGTTTTATATACCAGTAGTCACGCAAAAGTGAGTAGGTATACATCGGTCCTCCATAGGCAAAATGGGTTCCCAAGAGCCACTCAGGACCTTCTGGGTCATTGGCATCAAAGCCACCTCCCCAACCATGTCTAGCTTCAATGTGCCAGAGAAACCACGCAAGAATTCTTTGAGGTATGGTTAAATACGGAATCATATTTTGTCTCCTTTTCTTGGTTATTCATCGTTGATCCTTACGTTGCCAGTGCAAGTGTTTGATTGTCGATATAGTCATCTGATGGTTTAACGGCTTGCTCTAACGTCTCTGTCTCTCTCATAAACAACACCCAGTGCGTCTTAGAGGCTTTAGGTCGACGATTACCGATGATTGGTTTTGCCGGACAAAGTGCCAGTACATCTTTAAGCGGAATGTGGTACTCGTACCACTTAAATACCAGCACTCCGCAGGGCTTGAGCACTCTCAAACACTCGCGAAAGCCTTTGGCCAAGTCCTCATGCCAGCTGTCGTGACTAAGTTTGCCGTACTTATCGACTTGCCAACCTGCTCCAACGTCTAAATGCGGTGGGTCAAAAATGACCAGATGAAAAGATTTATCTGGGAAAGGTAACTCCCGGAAGTCAGCCACCATATCGGGGCTAACATCAAGTGTGCGTCCATCACATAACGTGAGATGTCTTGGATGTGCATCACATTTAAGTACACGGTCATCTTGCTTATCAAAATAAAAACTACGTCCCCCACAGGCGACATCTAACGCTGGTGGCAAGTTATCCGTCATCTCGCACCATCCCCATGCCACAGTTAGGGCAGTATTTTGGTGAATACTCCCAATCATCCCAGTCGATATATCCATCTGAAGTCTCTGGATGCTCTGAGACATGCCCCATAAAGCTGCATCTTGGGCAGCGAAAAATGTCTCTTGGATCATAATTATCGGCACAGTCAGCTGGTACAAGCTCTTCTGTAGAAATTGTTGCCAAGTCTACGATAGTCATCTTTGGCACTTTAAGCCAATTAGATGGGATTGCTCCGCATGCAGGACAATTTCCTTTATGCCTTAGACGGCGTCTCGTTCTATAGGTCATCACGAACCACCCTTGCGCCGCAGCGGCTGCAATACAAGTCATCGTCATACAGGTCAGCTCCGCACTCTGAACAGACGATGTTATTGTCCGCTTCAACTGGCCTGCATGTAGGGTCTATAAGGTCTGCTAGACGGTTGAACAAGTTAGCGTAATCGTATGTAATGCCCATACAATTAAGAAGAACAACATATGCCTCGTCGGTGGTGTGCACAGTGCTGTTTTCACGCAGTTTCTTCGCTACCTCTTGACGGTTAGTCATCGCTATCAACTACCCTATTGAACACTTCGGCTAGCTTTTTCATTGCTTCAACACATTTATTCATTGATGCTTCGACATATTGAGCGGTTACTTTGACGGCTTTATTGAACTCTTCAATATTCTCTTCAATAGTCGTAGCTTTGTGAGTGAGTTCGTCTGGGCGAAACGTGGAATAGTCATTGTCGGTACGAGCATAAATACAAGCACCATCGAACGGGAATCTGAATTCTCTAACTTCCCATTCCATTCCAGTATTGTCATACACAACATCGTGAATACGGATAACCTCGCCGTCTTTGTCGAGCGGTAGTCCAATCATGTTTGACGTATCACAAAGTTCCACGATGCGGTCTAAAAGCTCATCGTCATTTCTCCAGCTCTGAATGCCTAGAAGAACGTATGAAAATTGGTCCCAGCTAAGCTCTTCTCCTCCTTTCTTGTATGCTTTGGCTCTATCTGCAATTCCTTGACGTTCCTGTCTAGTTAGCATTACAAACCTCTTTCTCTTTATCTTTGTCTTTGAGCCATACGGCTAAAGCTCCAACAAGGCCATATGCGATTAGGGCATATCTAAAAGCCATTAGGTATGCCACGTTATGCGGCTCAAAAATGCCCAGGCAGTCAGCTGTGAAGTAAACCAGCAAGGGCAGAAGAGTCACAAGGATTATTCTTTTGTTCATGGGTTATTCCTTAGAATGTAAGCCATAAAGGCTCAAGAGAATCCGTTTATTTATGAGCCATCGTTTTCCGGCTTTCTTCGCATACACCTCCCCTCTTGCGCACATCTTACGCATCGTGGAAACGGGTATGCCTAAGAGTTGAGAAGCCTGTTCAACGGTTATAAGCTCAGTGTTTCGCAAGCTCTCCATAAGAGCTAATCAATGAGTGGAGCTGTACAGTAAGCGATAACGCACCAGTCAAAGCCTTTCTGCGTCATCCTGGCATAAGGCTCATTAGACTTACCATCTCGTCGGGTACTCATGATCTGCACGAATCTGCCTGTCTCAATTCCTCGCTTAGTAGGAGCGTTACTCCCTTGGCAAATCATGCCATCAGCACGAAGAAGTGCGAAGAGACGTTTGCGATTCATGAGAGGGTCATACTGTGCAAGATAACGTGCAGCATCCGTGATTGTCATCGTGCCTTTGACATTGATGACCGTGTCATAAACGTCAGCCTTTGGCGCGAGCTCATCAATTCTGGCACTCTGCTCAATGATGGTCGTATCCTTCTCATAGAGCTGACGTTGCTGCTCTTTAAGCTGTGC